AGACGTTGCTTGTACGTCCTAATCTCTTGGTCTTTCTTTTCGACGGTCTGCTTTAGAATCGACTCGAACTCTCCGCGCTCTTTCTGCTTCTCAATTTCAGCTTCTTGCTGACGCTGTAGAAGTGACTTAGCTTCGTCGAGGTCGATACCTTCTAGTCTCTTCTCGTATTGGCGCTTAGTGCGGGCAACACGGTCTGCGACTATTCGGTCTAACTCTTCCTGTGTGAACGTCTTACTTTCCTGAACTTCTGGTGTTTCCACTGCGGCTTCAGTTACCGCTTCTGCCATGATTTCATCGCTCATGTTACGAATCCTCTTTCGAGTAGGGTTAATTGTATCAAATCAGCGTGACTTGCGCTTTTTCTTGCGCTTGTCTTTCTTGTGGTATGGCATCTCGTTTCTCCTATTCAGGTACAGGCACCCACCAATGGCGGCAGTTGTAGCCGCCCCTTACACGGAACGGATCGCCAGAGCGTTTACCCTGCCACGAGTCATCCCATATCTCATAAATCTCGTCTGTCGTATATTCGTTACCGACATGACGCTGGCAGAAGGGACGCGTTGTTTCAATCGTATCACCTTCATAGCGGAACTTGGTAATGCCCGCCTCTGACGCGCTTGCGGCAACTAAACTTGCACTAAACTCGAATAAGGCGTCGTGTAGCATCGTGCCTGAGTAGCGTTGCAGGTCTGACGTCAAAAGGCTGTTGAGTTCATCCAGACTCGCAGAGAATGGCGTACCCGACAGCGTATTGTTGTATACCTGCTGATACAGCGCCTCTGCAAAGTCGTCAGCTAGTGCCTCATGGCCCGTAAAGCTAAACTGCTGAAGCTGTGCGATCACTGACTGCGGTACACGGAAGTCGGCGAACTGCTCCATAAACTCTTGCGTTAATGCGACAGCGTCAGGGTACTCGCGGATAATGTCGTCAATGACCGTTAGGTACTCATCGCGTACAAGGCCGTCTATTTGCGCCCTAAGAGCTAGTGCGGCATCGAGGTCAAACAGTTGCCCGTCACGTAAAGGAAGGCCAGCAAGCGCGTCTGTAAGCCTTAAACGCAGTGATTCCATTGCACGTAAAAGGCGACGCTCATGCTCAGAGGTCGCCCGTTCTAGTGCGCGTGTAAGTTCCTCACTGTCCATCAGTCAGCGTTTGCACTGGCTCGACTAACTGGTCGCCGCCAGCAATCTCGTCAAGGCCAATCTTCTCGCGCACCTCATTAGGTGTCACTAGGCCGCTGTCAATGTGGTACTTGTAAATCTGCGTCTCTTTAGCAAAGTCACCGACCGCTGTCGTAGCAGTCTCAATTTCCTCATGAGCCTGTGCCAGCACATTGTCATCAAGTACGAGGTCAGCAATCTTCTTATCAATCTCGCGAAGCAAGGTGACAGACTTCACGCCACTAGCGCGTGTCTGCTGTAAGAAGCGAAGCTCAGAATCATAGTCGCGGATGTCGAAGCTGTCAGGGTAGTCAATCTCCACCTCATGCAACGGATGACCCTGCCACGTACACCACAACTGCCATAACTGCTCTTCAGCTAACTCTAGGATGTCAGCTTTCTCAGCCAACTTTGCGTTAAGCATTTGGAACTCTGTCTGCATCGCCACGCCTGACTGAGTGATTGCCTCTGTGCCACGTACTGCGCCCATGTGAGCCATGCGGTTAATCGACTCAATCTTGTCCTCGATAGAGGCGCGTATGGCGTCTAGGTTAGCGCCAGAGGGTTGCATCTGGTACGGCTTAAGTGCGCCGTCCATGTCGTCGCTGATGTTAATTACCGCACCTGCGCCAGCACTAGCGTCGGTGTCATAGGTCTTAACCAGTGTGGGGTGGTTAGAGATGCGAATCAGTTGCTCGATTTCCGATAGCTCTTGGTAGATAGCCTGTTGCATGTAGGCAATGTCACTGATGTCGCTGATGCCAATGCCCCGAACCACTGAGCGGTTAGAGGGTAGGTGTACTGCTGGAATCTTGCCGATAGGGTTGTCGATAGTCTCTACGACGTTTGCCTCGTCACCGTGATAGCGCACTAGCTTTATCGTCTCACGCGTCCAGATGCGGAAATACGTCTCGGTCGTCGTGCCGTCGATGCGGTTTACTGACTCCCTGACTTTCATGTAGGTCAGTTCATGGCGACCGCTAGGCTGTCGCTCGTACTTCCAGTCGTAGACATTCTCAGGCGTGATGAGCGTGACGTATGGCCGTATTTCTTGCGCTAGTTCCTCTGCGCGTGTGCCTGCTGTTGACTGCGGCTTATCAAGCATAATCCACACGTGACCGTACACGCTTGACCATATCTGCGCCTCACGCATAAAGCTGTTAAAGCTCTGCCCGTCAAGGTTGCTGTCCTTTAAAAACGCCTCAAGGTCGGCACTGCCTTCCATCTGCTGGTAATTACGAGTAGGCGGTACACGCCAAAGAAACGAGCTATAAACGTGAACGACGTTACGGCAGTGATTGTCTAGCGGTGTTAGGGCTAGGCGTCTGCTGTAGGCGTTTTTGTCTTCGTTTAAGTAGCTAGTTAGGTATGACCCGTCGCGGTAGTCTTGCCCGCCCATATAGCTACGAAGGTAGAACTCCCAACGCGCGATATTGTTTTCGTAGTCGGGATGTTGATACTCAATGTCTTCGTAGTACATTTACGTCCACCTCTGCGGGGCTTGCGGCGCGTTCGCCTTTCTAATTGGGAATAGATACTCCACCGCATAACCAAGTGCGTCATTCATGTGGTCAAAGCCGCCATCCTTATCTGGCTGACTGGTGCCTTCCTTGTAGGTATGGCGCTCCAATGACTCGATCACCTTCTTGCACTTAGGGTCAACGTACAAACGTCGCTGTCCGTCTTTCGATAGTAGGCGACTGTTTACCGCGTTAATTCTGTCTCTTACTGCCGCATGATGATTTCGGACGCGTACCTCAAAACCAGCGTTTTGCAGAATTGACAAATCTGTCCTGCCACCTGCGCTCGTCTTACGCTGACGACTTGCAGGGTCAGGATATATCACTATTGTACCATTTCCGTAGCGTTCGCGAAGCTCTGCGACCATCTCGTCGGTATTAGAGCCAAACATGACGATCTCGTCGAAGACATGGAGCGTGTCGCCCTTGCGCGTCATGAGGACGGCAGACATCGGATCTAGGTTAAAGTCCATGCCGACGTGTATGACATGACCGTCAGCAGTGTGTCGTCTGACAGATTCCTCACGCTTGAAACCGTAGTAGATGATGCCGCTGTAGTTGACGAATTGCGCCTCGTACTCCTGCTGAAAGGTGCGCTCATCCAAGTCTGCTCTCGCGCTCTCAATTTCATTTGCCTCGACATTACCCCCCTCAATGGTCGTGTACTGGTAAGACTTCCATCCTTCATCGTTATCTACTCCTTTGCCGTACAGGTCATAAAAATGATTGCGACCCTTCGGTGTGCCGATAAACAGTGCGCCACCCTGTCGATCAGACAAGCTAGGTCGTATCACCTCGAACCATGCCTCTTTACGCATATCGGCAAACTCGTCCAGCACCACAAAGTCGAGTGAGCGGCCTCGTAAATTGTCGTGCTTTTCCGCGCCCTTTAATGAAATCGTACTGCCGTTTTTAAGGTTAATACTGAGCATCGTCTCGTTAGTTTTGTTTATGTACTCATGCGGTATCTGTTGGGTAAGCATATCCCATGCTATGTCACGCGCCGCGCGGAACGTAGGAGCCACATACCAAACATTCTGATCGGGCTTTCTCAATGCCTTGTTTAGTAGCTCTGCTGTGCTAAGAAACGTCTTGCCGAAACGACGCCCTGCGACGACCACACGGAAGCGATCAGGGCTTTGGAAAATGTCAGACTGTGGTGGTGTCAGTTGCATTCGTTAGCTGGATAACAACAGGCGGCAGATCAGTGACTTCTGTCTGCTCTTCTTTCATGTCTGGCAGGTACTTGTTGAGCAGTCGGATGCGTTGCTCGTTTGCGATCTTTAGCTGTTGCAGTCGCTTGTCAAAATGCTTGTCTTTCTCGGGGTCCAGTTCCTCGATTTTCTCAAGGTTATCAAAGATGTAGGACAGCTTACCCCTCTCAGATATAAAGGTGCGTAATTCGTCCTGCCTGATACCTCTTTCACGTTGCGCTCTAGTCTTCGCCATAGTCTAAAGGTGACGGTATACCTTCGGCCCAATACAGGCCATGTGTTTGCCCGTCTCTCACTTCTCCGCGTTTGATGTCTTGGTCTGACATGGGGTAAGTCTCTACAGCCCCATCGTCAAATGCGACGAGGTAACTGCCTTCGTGTCTTGGCATACTGCCCTGTACTACGGGCCGCCAATCTATAGTCACAGTCTGCAACATATAGTGTCCCCCGCCTCATATTATACCAATATATGCTGATTTGTTGCGGACAATAAATAACGCCTATTTTTTGGGGGGTAAAAACGCACTCAAAAAGGACCGTTTTGCGTTCGGTTTTGGCAAAAAAAAGCCCGTACAAGACGGGCAAAGGGTTTCTCACACCATCGTGCTACGGACTGTAGCGGACGATTTCTAAGGGCGGCTCGTTGTTAGTTCTGAGTGGCACTACCCTGAAGTTTGCTAATACGGCCATGTCCTCCTGATGCCGTGTTGCCATTGTTTGTGCCGCTTGTAT